TGCTACTGCTCTTTTTCTCTTCATATAAGGTTAGCCCTCCTTTTAAGTGTTAGGCACGGACCTCAAACCGTAGTGTCCGTAGCCGAACACAAAAGTATTTAACAAACAGCACTAAAAGTTATGTGTTATGATAAACTTTTGACGATAAATACTTAGGGAGAAATCATGGCCGATATCAAAGACGTTATACAAAATATAGAGCAAATATATGGCTCCAACAACAGCCTAAACATACTCAAGGATTTTGAGCGTGTTATAGACGAACTAGATGTCTATGTTTTTGACAACTGGATCGACGGCGAACTTATGGCTGGTCCTAAAGAATCACGCTACTTTGTAGAGTGTACTTTTATGTGGCCTAAAGACAAAATGCCTGAACCTAGAGGTGGTCAACGCCTTTTAGATTATGGCTGTAAAGTACAGTATGCCGAAAGCCAAATTGCCAAAGTAAGAAAAATTAAAACTCCTGACGATATTCGTCCAGGAACAAGAAAAGGCAAAATTGATCAAGAAGATATATGGATGGTCAAAATTTTAATGCCTAAAAAATTAATGAGTGATATCAACAGAGGTTACAAAACTCTAGATAAAAACAAAGTAGAAGATATCCTCAATCAAAATAATGTAGTTGGCACACAGCCCGAACCAACACAGGAACCAGCGAATGCAGAACAACCAGCAACTTAATGAAGGGCTGAGGTCGGAAGACCTCAGTGAGATGATACTTTCTACCCTAGAAATAGATACTTACAAATCTAAAATGGGTGAGGATCGTGATGTATGTGTGGTCAGTTTCAAAGCCAAAGACCGATCTCCTGCTAAAGATCTTATGGAGTTTATTGAGAAAGGATATAACTTTGTATTAGATGCTGACGTTAGTTCTGGTGAAAACAAAGACGGTGAATACTTTGTTTTTGTAGAATTAAATAGAACAGAAAAGTTAGCAGAACAAATACAAGAATTAATTTACGGAATTAAAAAATTAACCAATATAGAATCATTTAAATTTAAATACTATAAAAGTGGTAAAGAAAACGATCTCACTGAAGAAGCAGTAAAATCAGTAGTGCCTTCCACTCCAGTAGCATATGAGCAGACTATGACTGGATTTAAAGTGGAAGGTTACAAACATTTTTTCAATAAAACATTAATGGACGATCTTTCTCTACAAGGCGATCTAATAACTTTCCATAAACCTTTTGACAAAAAATTTACATTTAAGATTATAGAAGATCAAGAATCTATGTCTATGAACGAAGGTACTATAACAGTTGACGAAGAATCAACCAGTGAAGTTTTCTGGCTTACTAAAGTATTAGGCGATTATAGCATAAACAAAATCGGAGAAAACTTCCTGTTCACTAACGGTGACAAAACTATTTTATTGCAAAGGACAGAATAATGAGTTTCACATTTAATTTTACCAAAGATCAATTAAAAGAAATGATTCCAAAAAATCCATACGTGGATCAATGGTATAAAGCAATATCAGAAATTCTTCCGGAATACGAAATCAATACTCCACAACGGGTAGCAGCGTTCTTAGCACAATGCGCTCACGAAAGTGGTGGATTTATTTTCTTAAAAGAAAACTTAAACTACAAGGCAGCAAGTCTGCGCAAAGTATTTCCTAAGTATTTCCCAGACGATGCTACTGCTGCCGCATATGCTAACAAACCCGAAATGATTGCCAACAGAGTCTATGCTAATCGCATGGGCAACGGTGATGAAGCCAGCGGTGATGGTTGGAGATATTGCGGCCGTGGGCTTATTCAATTAACTGGTAAAAACAACTATACATTCTTTGCAGGTTCACTAGATATTCCTGTAGAAGAAGCCAGCGAATATTTAGAAACCTTCGAAGGTGCTGTTCAGTCAGGATGTTTTTTCTGGGAACAGAACAAACTTAACCAGTGGGCAGATGCTGGCGATATTCTTACATTAACTAAACGTATCAATGGCGGCACTATCGGCCTCGAAGATAGAATCAAACACTACAATCACGCTCTGCATATTTTCGGAGTGTAAATGTTTACTTGGTTAATAGACGCAGTCCTTAGTACTATTCCTGCCTGGATGTGGTTGGCTGGGGCCGGGGCTGGTCTAGTAGCATTCTTTTTTGCCAGCATATTCAGTCATTTCCCTCCTCTAAAACCCTACATGATGTTTGTAAAACCCTTAGGGGGTATTGCAGCATTAGTTTGCGTATTCATGTACGGCGGAAGTGGTGTGCAAGCAATGTGGGAAGAAAAAGTACGTGTGGCACAAGAGGCTGCAGATAAAAAGGCAGTAGAAGCGGCCGATCTAAACAAAAAATTATCCGACGAACGTAAAAAGAAATCAGAAGTTAGGGTTGAATACAGAGATCGTGTACGCACTGAGATACAGGTACAGAAAGAATTCATAGATAAAGATTGTAAGATAGATCCTAAAGTTCCAGAATTACTAAACAAATCTGCTGCTAATCCGGAGAAGGCCAAATGAAATTATGGCTCTTACTAACTCCTTTCTTGCTAACTGGCTGTCTTTTTAAACAACCTGTGCCTATCAAACAGGTATGGCCAGATGTACCTAAAGAATTGTTAGATGCCTGTCCTGATTTAAAACTAGTGGATCCTAAAACAGACAAATTAAGTGATATCATAGGTGTAGTATCCGATAACTATGGTACATATTATGAATGCAAGGCCAAAGTAGATGACTGGATCGTATGGTACAACGGTCAAAAGAAGATCTACGAAGGAAAATGAAATGAATTTCATAAGAAAGTTAGAAGAAACAGCGGCTAAAAAACTAAGACGTATATTTTTAGATTCTAATAAACGTGCAGAATATGCTGCCAACGATGTTGATAGATTAGAAAAAGACCTATCAGCGGCCAAAACCAAAGCATACCAAGAAGCAAAACATGCCCACGAAGCAGCAATCAGAGCAGCAGAGAAGGCACAAAAGGTAGCGGCAGAGATGATGTTAGAAGTTCGAGCCTGCGAAGAAAGACTTAAACTGCAAGAAGAACTAGTAAACAACGGAGACAAACAATGAACTGGTTTCATAGTATGCTCACCGACGGAACCGACGAAGGTATAAGCAGTAAGCGAGCAATAACTGTGGCAGCATTTTTGTTGTGTGCTGCTGGATTTATTGGAGACTTAGTCTGGGATAAAACTGTAGATCCTAATGTCTATGAAGCGATGATGTACATTGCCATAGCAGGACTAGGGTTTACAGCATCTGAAAAATTTTCTAAACAAAAACCTACAGAATAATAACAGCACTTTATACTTCAATACCCAAGCCCAGTTTTCTGGGCTTTTTTGTTAAATAACAGTATAGTTTATTAGAGCGAGGAGCGATATGAATAGTGATTTAAAACTATTTAAATGGGTGGTAATTTTACTAGCACTACCCCTGGGTCTAGCCGTGTTCGGCGGTGATAGTTTCCGCTATCCTTGCCAAGATCCTAAAAACTGGGACAAGGATATCTGCAAGTTACCTACTTGTGATGTAACAAGGACTTGTCCAGAACATATTTTCAAAGGTCAAAGAGATCCTAGACTTGGTCCTGCTAAGGATAGTCCAGCACCAACACCAACTATGACCCCAACACAGCCAACGAGCGGAGGATGCAAGTAATGGAGTTACTATCGAAATTTAAAAAGAATAATACAGATACTGGAGAATTCTTTATCTATACCGAAGACCAGTTAATGGCTAGGTTGAGATTCTTTATTGGTATTTGTTTAGCATTGACATTAACTGGAATTGTATTTGTTGTTTTATATTCTATCATATTTGTTACACAGCCTCTCAATGCTATTTCACCAATTGATCAAAAGTTTTTTGAATTGATCATTCCTATCGCCACATTCCTTACAGGAACACTAAGCGGTATTATGTTAGCAGGCAACGATAAGGATCTAAAATCCAAAGCGTTAGATGCTGCTAATAAACCACCTAGCGTTAGTCCAAGTCCAACTGCACCTAGCAGTCCAACAGGAGGATTTAGTGCATCGGCTAGTCTAGGCGGATTCAATGCTTCATTCAAATCGCCAACATCAGCATTTGGCGGTGCTCCTCTAGGAGGAAATACTATGAGCACAGGCGGTTTTGGAGCACCAGCAGATTCTAGTCCATTTGGTGGCGTTCCTGCTGCTCCTATGATGAGCAGTACTGGAAAACCAATGCCATTTCAACCACCTCAACCCGAACTATAAGGAGAAATAAATGAAACATATTATTTTCGCAGCAGGTCTAGCATTAGCGGTAGCATATCCTTCATACGCGGCCGACGACAAGAAACCAGAAACTAAAAAGGTTTGTGTAGATGTACAAGGCAAAGACGGCAAGCCAGTCATTGATCCAAAAACCAAAAAACCAAAACAAGATTGTAAAGACGTAAAAGTTCATAAAAAGCATGAAGGCACAGCAGTACCTGAGAAGAAAAAATAATCCTTCACTGCTTTCATATTAAATAAAAAGGCCACTTAAGGCCTTTTTATTTTTTTAATATGGACTATTATTCTACTTTAGGTTTAAATCGAAACGCATCTCAAGAGGAGATAAAGAAAGCCTACCGTAAGATGGCTATGCAACATCACCCAGACCGAGGTGGTGATGAAAAGAAATTCAAGCAAATCTCCGAGGCTTACGAGATCCTTAGCGATCCTCAGAAAAAACAAATGATTGATATGGGCGTTGATCCTAAGGGTCAACAGCATCACGGCGGCTTTGGACAAAGCGGACCTTTTGAATTCCATTTTGGCACACACAATTTTGAAGATATGTTTGGCAATTTTGGATTTGGCGGTTTTCAACAAAGGCACGCACATCGCAATAAAACAATAAGTTTAGTTGTTGATCTAACTCTAGAAGATGTTCTTAACGGTAAAAATCTTGACGCTGAAGTTTCTATACCAGGCGGTCGAAAGAAAATTATCAATATTGCTATTCCTGCAGGTATAGAAGAAGGACAACAGATTAGATATCAGGGTATGGGGGACAACAGCGTACCTAACATACCAGCCGGAGATCTAATAGTAAATGTTAGAGTTATTCCACATCGTACTTACAGACGAGAAGGGGATAATCTCGTAGTAGAAAAATATATTTCAGTTTGGGATGCCTTACTAGGAACAAAAATAGATATCAACACATTAGATAACAAATCATTAGAAATAACAGTTCCTCCCGGCAGCCAACCGGAAACTGTTTTAAGTTGTCGCAATGAAGGATTGCCTAACATGCGTAGCAAACTTCGCGGTAACTTATTGGTAAAAATTAAAATAAAAATACCAAAAATTACAAATAAAAATCATTTAGATATCATACAACAGTTAAAAGACAATGGATTATAATCTAGGACTACATTCAAGTTTACAGCAAATCAGCGATACTTGGGATTTTTTATCAGACGGCGATGCAGAAAAATTAGAACACGACATGTGTTACTTTATGATGAAGCACATGGGCATAGGCCTAGCGGCTAATCAAATTGGTTTAACCAAGCAAGTGTTTGTTATGGGCAGCGAGAATATTCCAGGTTTTCCAAAGCCATTTGCTGTTTTTAATCCTAAAATAATATCTTCGAGCAGCGATACAGAATTATTCAAAGAAGGCTGTTTAAGTTTTCCAGGACTATGGTTGAATATTAAAAGACCTAAAAAGATTTTAGTTGAATATCAAAACAGTCGAGGGGATATCATAGAAGCAGAAATGGACGGTCTAGTGGCCAGATGTTTCCAACATGAATTTGATCATCTCATTGGCACATGTTTTGTTGACATAGTAAGTCCTATGAAGTTACAATTAGCAATGCAGAAATTAAGGAAACAAAAATAATGATAGAACCTAGTCAGCACCTGCAGAATATTTTTAATCATGCAGTTGAAGTAGCCAAAGAACTTAATCACGAATATATCACTGTAGAACATCTAGTCTACAGTATTATGTGTGATCAAGAATCGTTTGATATGGTTTCCAATTTTGGAGCCAATGCTAATTTTATTAAAACCAATATAGATCACTATTTAAAAAACAATCTCAAAGAGATCTCTTCTGCTACACAAGTTGAAAAACCAAAAAAAACTACCAGTGTAGAAAGAGTATTAAATCGTTGCTTTACACAAGTGCTGTTTAGCGGGCGTCAGCGTATGGAAGTTGCTGACGTGATCATCAGTGTATTGGCTGAAAAGAACTCCTTTGGTTATTACTTTTTAAACAAAGGCGGGTTAACCAAAGAAAAATTTGTAAAATATTTCCAGGAAAACATTGTTATAGAAGAAGAACAAGAAAGCATACCTGTGGCTACAAACAATCAGATAGAAAGAATTTTAAATCAATTTTGTACAAATTTAAGTTTACAGGCTAAACAAAGAAAAATAGATCCTGTAATCGGCAGAGACGAAGAACTAGAAAAGATACAACTAATCTTGGCAAGACGTAATAAATGTAATGCATTATTAGTAGGCGAGCCAGGAGTAGGAAAAACTGCTATTGCTGAGGGCTTGGCTAGAAAAATCTTTGAAAAGAAAGTTCCTAAGTTTATTCAGGACCACACTGTGTATACTTTAGATATTTCTGCACTATTGGCTGGAAGCAAATATCGTGGAGACTTTGAAGAACGTATCAAAGCAGTGTTTGCGGCTTTAGAGAAAAAAGGTAAAGTTATTGTCTTTATCGACGAAGCACATATGATGCAAGGAGCAGGTGCTGCCAACCAAAGCAGCAACGACATGAGCAACATGTTGAAACCTATTCTTACTAAAAAGTCTATGAAATTAATTGCTTCAACTACCTGGGAAGAATATCGCAAACACTTTGAAAAGGATCGTGCTTTAATGCGCAGATTCCAACGTGTTACTGTTGACGAGCCTAGCGAAGAACTGTCAGTTAAAATTCTCAAAGGTCTAAAGAAATATTACGAAAAACATCACGAAGTTAAAATCACTGATGCTGCCATTGATCATGCAGTAAAACTATCAGTAAAGTACATGAGTGATAAAAAGTTACCGGACAAGGCTATTGATATATTAGATTGTGCTGCGGCTCGATATAAACTCAGAGACGAAGAAAACATGGAAGGTGTTGAACAGATTGTTGACATCGAGCAAGTATCATACGAACTCAGTAAAATGATCAACATGCCTTTAGAAATTGTAGCACAAAAAGAAAGCAAAAATCTTTCTGACTTGGAAGGCAATATGAAAACAGCAGTGTTAGGTCAAGACAAGGCTGTGGATACTCTGTTAGACAAAATATTTGTAAGTCAGGCAGGTATGAAATCTCCTAACAAACCGATTGGAGCATTTTTATTCTTAGGCCCTACTGGTTGCGGTAAGACTGAAACTGCTAAACAACTATCTGAAAAGATGGGTATGCAATTAGTTAGATTTGATATGAGCGAGTATCAAGAAAAACATAGTGTGGCAAGATTGATCGGTGCTCCTCCTGGCTACGTTGGCTACGAAGATAACGCTGGACAACTAATTACTAAACTGCAAGAACATCCTAACTGTGTTTTGTTGTTAGATGAGATTGAAAAGAGCCATCCGGATGTATCAAACATCTTGTTACAGTTCATGGATAACGGCTTTGTCACAGGGTCGAACGGCAAACAAGCAGACGGTCGTAATTGTATCTTAATTATGACATCTAATTTAGGTGCTAGAGACAATGAAAATAATACAATAGGATTCGGTGAACTAGAACGTGAAGGAGAAGATGATAAAGCCATCAAGAAATTCTTCCCGCCCGAATTCCGCAATCGCTTAGATGCTGTAGTTAAGTTTAACAAACTAAGTTTTGAAACTGTAGAAAAAATCGTTTACAAGTTTATTAACGAACTAAATGTTCAACTCAAGGATAAAAACATTGAAATTATTCCTAGTGAGGAATCTGTTAAATGGCTTGTAGAAAATGGTTACGACAAAAAGATGGGTGCTAGACCGCTATCTCGTCTAATTGATAATAAAATCAAGTCTCCATTGAGTCGTAGAGTGCTGTTTGGTGATCTTGTGAACGGTGGTAATGTTCATGTAGTATTGGCAGATAACGATCTCCAGTTTGATATTACTGAAAGAGCAAGACCATTAACTAAGCAAGAAAGAAAAGCATTAAAAAGAGGTATTCCTTTGCCTCTAACGGAACCAGTCACTGATGTTCAAGAGTAATGTAACTAGAAAAAAATTCTACGGTAAATGGTTATACAAGGCTAGTCTAAGATTGCCTGGTATAGCCGTTCTACGGAATCATTCTTTACAAGACGTTGTTGATTTTTTAAATAAAACTCACTCTGAAGAAAATCTAAAATTACACTATTATCGAAAAGCCTATGCTAATCGAGATGACATCACAGATTTATGCTCATACCTTTCTACACTAGATACTGCTGACTGGTCAAAAAGAATAGAAGTAAACAATCTAGATCTATATACCAACGAGCAATCTATATATAATACGCTATGTGAAAAATTTAAACACATACTTTTGTTGTGCAGCGAGCCCGACCCGTCTAGATCAGCGGATTATGAAAATCAAAATTATATAGTTTGTAAAAAACTTCCTCATGATCTCTATAGATATAAAATCTATCTAAAACCGCATAAGATGAAAAATGATAGATTAGGGAAACAACATTACATAGACTGGTTAGAAACACAAAAAAATGTTTTAATCAGTGAGGCAGTCAAAGATTGGTTTGTGCGCACTGATTGGAACTGGGATCGAAGATATATACTTGTTGAAGACCAACGAACTTTGTTGTTTTTACATATGCGCAGTCCTGAAGTCCTGGGCAAGGTTTACGAATACGTATTATCCGATAAATAAGAGATGCCCACTGAAAACACAATTTTATTGTCAAATGTAACTGCTGAAGCAGGCAACGCTAATCTTTCCTACGGATCTAAGAAAAAAGCCTCAGGATATCATCAAAGCGGCGATGCTGTCCATACTACTATCTACACTGTTAACAGTTTTTCAGGTACTGTTAAATTGCAAGGAACCCTTAATCTCTATCCTGGAGATAACGACTGGGTTGATATTGCTAATACAGAGATAGGTGACGATAGTTCTGGTGTTGGCGGAATAGATGGTCAAAATTATTCAATTTCACGAAATTTTGTAGGCAATTTTGTATGGATTCGTGCTGCATACAATCTACAGAACGGTACTATAGTAGACCTTCGCTTTAATTACTAAGATAGTAGTCACGATAAATACAGTATTGCCCCACGAGGAATACTATGAGAGACCTATTATCTAAATTAGACGCACTAGTCAGCGAAACAGCACTTAAAGATCCTTCAGATCTAGCAGCCAAGCGCAAAGCACTAGATGATTTAGAATCAGATCCCGTGGCTTCAAAGGATCCTGAAATTTCAGCAGCCATTGATCAGCGTAGAGCAGATCTAGAAAAAGAAGCCGAATCTAAGGGATTCACAGAAAACGAAGATGTCTACCAGATTGGAGACGACTTTGGTATCAGTTTTTCTGAAGATTTTGAAATTGAAACTGAGATTGTTGATATCGTAGAAGACGGTATTGTAGTAGAACTAGATGACTATTCTTTAAATTACATTACCAACGAAGGTTTATCATTTGAAGATGCACAATTAGATGAAGAAAAACAAAAAGGTGTCGATGGCAAAGCCTGTTGGAAAGGCTACAAGCGTATGGGCACCAAACAGAAAGGCGGCAAGACCGTAGACAACTGTGTTAAGATGGGCGAAGATTTGGAAGAAGACCAAACCGACGAAGCCAAATATCAAGGCCGTGAAGTACCATTAGGTAAAAAGATGGCCGGTGATGTAAAAAAATCAAAAGTATATGTACGCAAGCCTAACGGTAACATTGTCAAAGTAAACTTTGGCGATAAGAAAATGCGTATTAAGAAATCTAATCCAAAGAGACGTAAATCATTCAGAGCACGTCACAACTGCAAAAATCCAGGTCCACGCTGGAAAGCACGTTATTGGTCATGTAGGTCTTGGTAATATGAAATTATTAGAAATGTTTAGCCCTATAGGGGCACCTAAAGACGAAGAGCAAGATGTTAATTGGCTTGAGGATCTTAAATTCTTCATGGACAACGATGATCAAATGCTGAATCAGTTTTTCTTTCCGGCAGTGAAAAAACACAAAGATCACAAAGGTAATCCTAACGCATATAAATTATATGTGCATCCTTTAATGAGATGTAAAGAGGCCTATTGTGAAAAGTTTGAAATTGAAAAACCTGAATTGAAATTTCCTAAAGAAAAAATCATAGAATTGGCTAGATATATCGCTAACGAACAAGAAAAATTTTTAGAAAAAGGCGATTACAATTAATGTTGTTAAGAGAGTTATTCGAAGCCGAAGGTAAACATGCAACATTCTGCTTCGGCAGAATGAATCCTCCTACGATAGGTCATGCCAAAGTTTTTGAAACTATGGCCGGGCAAGGTGGAGATTATTTTATTTTTGTAAGTCAAAGTCAGGATAAAAAAGAAAATCCCTTAGACTATGGAACAAAAATTAAATTTATAAAATCCATACATAAAGAATATGCTAGTCATGTTATAGAAGACAGCAGTATTAACACAGTAGTCAAGGCAGCCAGTTATCTTTATGACCAAGGATATAGAGATGCTACTTTTGTTGCAGGCAGTGATAGATTAGAGCAATTTAAAAAATTACTAACTCAGTATAACGGAGTAGAAGGCAAAGCACACGGATTTTATAAATTTGATATTTTAGATTTTGTAAGCAGTGGCGAACGCGAAGATGGTGCGGAAGGTGTTGCAGGTGTAAGTGCTTCTGGTGCTAGACTCGCAGCAGCAAACAATGATCTTGAATCATTTAAAAAGGCTACTGGTGCTGGAGAAATGGCTCAACCAATGTTTGATGCTGTTCGTAAAGGCATGGGCATTTCCGAAAGTTTAGAAATTAACGAACTGGCTGATGAGGAAGCATATTACAAATTTATCGTAGGTAAATTAAAATTAGGAAGAGTACTAACTAAAAGAGAACAAGAATTTATCAAAACCTACAGATTAATGCACAAAACAGAGAGCACCGATATGAAAGCAAAAGAATTTATACCAGCAAGCAAACCCAGAAACTTTGTAGCGAAAAATCAAAAAACCGCAGGTGCTGGCGCACACAAAGATATGAAACGTGCCGAAAAGCAAGGCGATGTTAAACACAAAAAAGATCTTGTACCTATGGAAGGTTCGGGCGGTTATTATTATGAACAGTTGGCCCAAGAAGTGTTTGACATGAATCCCAACCTTGATGCCAGTGGTCGAGCAGAAGAAGTGTTAGACGCTGCCTACCCGTTGATGGTTAGAGACTTAGGTAAAAAGGCTGCTTATGGCAAACTTAACTACGATGAAGATTTTCCAAGCGACTTTGTAAGTGCCTATGCTGATTTACAAAAACAGAACAAAAGTATGCCCGAGGGTGTAAGAGACTTAGGGTATGATGCTCAATCTCTCATAATGAAACTGCGTCGTGATGTAGAAGAAAAAAGATTGGCGCCAACTAAACAAGCAATATTATCAGCGGCAAGAGAACTAGCAGGCGACATGGACTTTGCTCCTGAATTATTGGTTCGACAAGTGTTAGGACAACGTATGTCTGAAAGAGTAAGAGATCCGGAAGATTGGGACGAAGGTAATACAGAACCACCAAATAACTTTGCCATTTATATCAACGGTAAGAAGTGGAAAGTGTTTAAGGGTCGCGGACAGTTTGCGGATGACTATAAAGAAATACAACATTATCGTCAACTGCAAAATTGGGCTCAGGCAAAATCTCAGGCTACTGGTAAGAAGTGGACTGTATCTATTACCGGTGAGTCTCCTACAGAATAATGGAACTATCAGAATTAAAACGTCTTGCTGGTATAAACGAATTCAAGGGGTACGTGAAATACGACCTTGTTAATTCACTTGACGGCAGTAATGTTAGTATTACCGGCAACGAAAAACAACAGTTAGAAAAAAAGCATAAAATTAAACCAGGTACACCTGAATGGTTTCAGTTATGGTTTAGTTTACCTTATATGACAGGCGAACGACCTGTAGGGGATGAAAAATGGTTGAGATAACAGACTCCGCTAGATCTAAAGTCATTGATCTTTTGCTAGAGGAAAATAATCCTAATTTAAAACTAAGAACATTTGTACAAGGTGGCGGATGTTCTGGTTTCCAGTACGGTTTTACTTTTGACGAAGAGAGAAACGAGGATGATTGGGAAATTCCACTAGACGATAAATGGACCGTGGTAATAGATTCGATGAGTATGCAGTACATGGATGGTGCCGTAATTGACTATCAAGAAGATCTACATGGATCTAACTTTAGCATCAAAAATCCCAATGCACAAACTACATGCGGCTGCGGCAGCAGTTTTTCAGTATGAACCCGAACGATTATCCTGTGTACCCAGAACAAGAAGGCGAATGGGATCGTCCTTGTAATCCATATAGCCCTGTATGAGAGCACACGAGTTCGTCACTGAAAAAAAACGTAAACGTAAGAAACCACGTTGGGCTGCCTATGGTCCTGGACCGTACGGCGGATACGGTTATGCTGTAGGCTATAGTGGCGATGGTGGGGGCGACGGCGGAGGTGGTGGTGGAGAAAGTGTTGAACAGGAAGGATGGAAAGACTGGGCTGCTGCTGGTGCATTAGGCACAGCGTTAGCATTTGGTGCCCCAGGCGATGCCGAAGCATCAAAGTCAAACAAGCCTGATATTGTAAAACAAGTAAGTAAAAAAGATTTATCAAAAACAGTAACAGGCAATCCACATGAAGTTATTCTAAAAAAAGAAGCAGAGAAAGCAGGTATCAAAGGACAAGAACTGGCTGCATTTTTAGCACAGGCCGCACACGAGACTTTGGACTTTAAGCATATGAAAGAAATTGGTGGTTCATTAGATTTTAAAAAATACGATATTAAATTTGCACCACGTAAAGCAAAGATATTAGGAAATACCAAACCCGGCGATGGAGCAAAATTTAAGGGTCGTGGATATATACAACTCACAGGCAAATACAATTATAAACGTGCAGGACAAGCATTAGGATTAGATTTGGTCAATAAACCAGAATTAGTTGAACGTCCAGACGTGGCCGCTAAAGTTGCAGTGTGGTATTGGCAGAATCGTGTGCAGCCTAAAGTTTCGGATTTCAAAGATGTTAAGGATGTAACTAAACCCATCAATCCGGGACTTAAACATCTAGATCAACGTAAAGAAAAACATCAAGCATTCCAGGTGGCAATGAAATGAGAGCACGTGAATTTATTGTAGAAAGAAAACAATCAGAGGATCAACATCCAAACGAAAAACCTCGGGGTCCCGAAACCAAACCTACTATGCCAAAAGGCACTGTAAAAGTTGATGTTAGTGATGTCTACGATTGGTATAAACTAGGACAGCACATTAGCGACTTAAAGGGTCTTGGAAAACACGATTTCGGCAAGGGACCACCTAGCGCCATTTTATCTTTTGGCAGCGAAGATGAGGAACACGAATATATTAAAAACTTAAAGAAAACCGGACTAGATACTACTGATATAGATCCTAAATCTCATGAAAAGAAATAAGGACAAAAAACAGATAAGACTTATAATGTAGGGGAAAACTTTGCTGACGGTAAAGTTAAAGGTAAAAGCCGTCCGGGTCGAGTAAAAAATGCAGGTGCTAGTTGCTCAGGATCTGTTACAGATCTTCGTAGAAAGGCTAAAAATGCATCAGGGGAAAAGGCTAAAATGTATCACTGGTGTGCTAATATGAAAAGCGGACGAAATAAATAACATATATGAAAATCAAAGAATTATTAGAAACCGCTACAGCAGGCTCTACTTCAGCAGGCGATATCTCTACTGTAGATGCTCCTCATATCAGCCCAGGGGCTGCTAGAGGTAAAAAGTCATATATAGGTAGCCCAGGAAAAAGCGGTACTAAAGCACCCCCGCAACCTAAGCCTAAAAAACAAAAACCTACAGATAATGCATTAGATATGAAGGGTACTAGCCTTTTTGGTGGCCCTACAATAAAAAGATAAATACAATACGATTCAAGGAAACCTTAAAATGGATTTTAAATCACTGATCAGCAAAATTGAAAGTATCGACGGACCTATCGATACTCCAAAAGCACCCGAAAAGGCTGCTCCAATTCGTTTAGACGAAGATACAGAATTACGTGTGTTAGCAGGAGTTACTGCGCTAACTGAAAGCATTATTGCTGAAAAAGCAGTGAGCAAGGCACAACAAAAATTCATGGGCATGGTTCACGCTACACAAAAAGGTGAAAAGCCAGCAAGTAAAGATGTTGCTAAAGTCGCTAAGGACATGGGCAAGAAAGATGCTAAAGATTTTGCATCTACAAAGCACAAAGGTCTTCCAGAGAAGAAAAAGAAAGATGAATCGTTAGAAGTTGCCGAAGCAAACGATCGTGCTTCTGCAAAGAAATCAGAAAGAGAAGTAGAACTTCCAAGTGGCGCAAAAGTAAAGGCTACTAAAGTACAAGGTTGGCAAAGCCAGAAAGCAGATAAAGAGTCTGACAAAGAGAAAAAGAAAGACGAAAGCATTGACAAAACTGCATTCAAAGAAAAGTTTACCAAGATGGTAGAAGCCAAGAAAGATAAAATGTCTAAGAAAGACAAGAAGATGGACGAAGCAGCAAAGCCAGATTTCTTAGATATGGACAAAGACGGCGACAAGAAAGAGCCAATGAAAAAAGCAGTTGCTGATAAAGGCGGTGCTAAGAAAGATGGCAAGAAAGGTATGTCGGCCAAGCAAGAAAAATTCTTCGGTAAGAAGAACGAATCTGTTAAAAAAGATAAAGCAGTTGTAGCAGAAAGCGTTGAGACAAAACTTAGCCTAAAAGAAATGTTAAAACTAGTCAACGAAAGTGGCGGACAACAAGCAATTGATCCATTAGATAAAGCATTATGGACATGGGCCAATCGAGTTTCTGTTACTAAAGTTCAAGAAAGCCAAAAGGCAGAAATTTTCGCTGCTATGATCTATGAAAGAAACGGTGGACGTTTTGAAATGTATGATGTGTTAAGCGAAGATCAAAAATAATTTAGTTTTGGTAAAAATAAAGCCGGTTCTTGGTTGACCGGCTTTTTTTACGGCTATATAATACAGATTAGGAGATTACACATGTCAAAAATTTACGGCCCTGAAGAAAAAGCAAAATTAGAAAGACTAATCAACGAAGGCTCCAATGTACTGCGTGAAGTGGAAGATCTGCAAGAAGGTCTTAAAGAAACTGTTAAAGCAGTAGCAGAAGAACTTCAAATCAAGCCTAGTTGGATCAATAAGGCAATTAAGATTGCACATAAAGATAACTGGAAAGAGCACGAACAAGAGTGGGATGAGATTGAAATGATCCTAGGTGTAACTAAGCGATTGCCAGAATGATAAACATATTATATGGAATCACTGATTGGATCAAAGAAGATTGGAAAAGCGGTAGAGTACGTTTTTGTCTTGAGGTCGTTGCTTGGGCTATTTCTATTGGCTGTTCTGTCGTTATGGCACTCACCGTTCCAAATCCACCTCTCCTTGTTCTTTACCCAATTTGGATTATTGGTTGTGCTATATATGCTTGGTGCTCTTATAGTCGTGGTTCCTTTGGTATGTTGGCTAATTATATACTTCTTACAACCATAGATACCATTGGTCTTATTAGAATGCTATAAATAGAAAGAAGATGGTAGGCCGGGCCATAAACCGCACAGTAGGTATTTGCAAGCCAAAAATTGCATAGGAGAAAAATTTGAGTTACGTTGACGCATTCTATGATCGCGACGATGACATGATTCGTGTCGTTGAGCGTGATGACAAAGGCAATAGGAATTTTAAAGACTATCCTGCCAAACACTTATTCTACTATTACGACCCTAGAGGAAAGTATCAGTCTATCAAAGGCGAACCTCTAAGTCGAGTTCTATGTAAAAATATCAAAGAACTCCGTAAAGAATTAGCAATCCATTCCAACAAAAAACTTTACGAATCTGATATCAATCCTATCTATCGGTGTTTAGAAGATCATTATCTAAATGTTGATGCTCCAAAACTAAATGTAGCATTTTTCGATATTGAAGTAGACTTTGATCCAGAAAGAGGTTACGCCTCTCCCGACGATGCATTTATGCCTATCACTGCTATTGCTGTTCATTTGCAGTGGATGGACACTCTAGTCTGTCTTGCTATTCCGCCAAAAACTATGAGCATGGAAGAGGCTAAAAAGGCTGTAGAAGAATTTCCTAATACTATGTTATTCGATAATGAAGCAGATATGTTAGATAACTTCTTAGATCTCATCGAAGATGCAGACGTATTAAGTGGTTGGAACTCGGAAGGCTTTGATATTCCTTACACTGTTAATCGTGTAATCAAAGTATTAGGCAAAGAAGATACAAGACGTTTCTGTTTGTGGAACTGCTATCCTAAGAAAAGAGAATATGAAAAGTTTGGAAAGACTGCCGTTACTTACGATCTTGTCGGCAGAGTTCACTTAGATAGTCTCGAAATGTATAGAAAGTATACCTATGAAGAACGACATACATATCGACTAGATGCTATCGGAGAAATGGAGATAGGTGAGAACAAAACAGTCTATGAAGGTACATTGGATCAGTTATACAACAATGACTTCCGTAAATTTATCGAATATAATAGACAAGATTGTGCGCTATTAAACAAGTTAGATCAAAAATTAAAATTTCTAGACCTTGCTAATAAACTAGCACACGACTGTACTGTATTGTTACAGACTACTATGGGTGCTGTGGCAGTTACAGAGCAGGCCATTATCAATGAAGCACATCGAAGAGGAATGATCGTTCCTAATCGTAAAAAGATGGAAGAGCATGGCGATACACAGGCTGCCGGTGCGTATGTTGCCTATCCTAAGAAAGAGTGGATCGGTTCACTAGATATTAACTCACTGTATCCTTCTGCGATTCGTGCGTTAAACATGGGTCCAGAAACTATCGTTGGGCAGTTACGCCAAGATGGAACGAAAGATTATATCGCAGCAGAAATGGCCAAAGGCAAATCTTTTGCCAGCGCATGGGAAGGTGTATTTGGTTCATTAGAATATACTGCTGTGATGAATAAAGAAGTGGGTAGAGAAATTACCATAGACTGGGAAGATGGTGGCAGTGATACACTCAGTGCCGCACAGATATATGATCTAATCTTTGATTCTAACCAGCCGTGGATGCTATCGGCCAACGGCACTATCTTTACCTATGACAAAGAAGGTATCATTCCTGGACTCTTAGCACGTTGGTATAAAGAACGTAAAGAGATGCAGGCCAAACTTAAAGAATGTATTACTGCTGGAAATAAGATTGAAGAAGAATACTGGGACAAGCGTCAGTTGGTCAAGAAGATTAACCTTAACAGTTTGTATGGTGCTATTCTTAATCCAGGCTGTAGATTCTTTGATAACAGAATTGGTCAATCCACAACTCTTACTGGTAGAGCCATTGCTCGTCACATGGCAAGTAAAGTGAATGAGATTGTTACTGGGGAATACGATCATGTAGGTAAATCCATTATATATGGTGATACAGATTCTTGCTATTTTTCAGCATACACTACTCTAAAGAAAGAAATTGAAAAAGGTTCTTTACCTTGGACTAAAGAATCAGTAATCGAACTTTATGATACTATAGGAGAAGAAGTAAATGGCACGTTTGTTAAGTTCATGCAGGACGCCTTCCATACACCCAAAACTCGAGGAGAGGTCATCAAGGCAGGTCGCGAGATTGTTGCAAGCAAAGGACTATTCATCACCAAAAAGCGATATGCAGTCCTCTATTACGACAAAGAAGGAAAACGTACCGATATTGATGGTAAAGCGGGAAAGATAAAAGCCATGGGATTGGATCTCAAGAGATCTGATACTCCGGTAGCCATTCAAGACTTTTTAAGTGAAGTTCTCGAAATGGTATTGAAAGGTTCGCAAAAAGAAGATGTACTAGAGTATATCACCGGATTCCGTACTGAGTTTAAAACTAGACCAGGTTGGGAGAAAGGTAGTCCC